GGACGGAAGAAGATGTATTTCGTGTTAAGGAAATAACCAGTAGATGCGGGGATATTTCCACCGATACCACCATCAAGAACCACATCTGCGTTCATATACTTGCTTGCAACAAAGCCGAGTTCGGCCATCTTGCTTGAGCCAGGGAAACGCTGAATGTTCTGTAAAGAAGCCATGAAGAATGACCACAAGTTGTTATCCAACAAGATCAAGTCCACAACATCTGAACCGCGAGAGGTCTTGGCATACAAACGATTGAAACCAGTTTGAATGTTAGACGCGCTTGCGCTTACACCGAGGTCACCAGAGAAGTCAAAGGTCTGGTTTTGCCAGAAAGACCAAGTAGCACGATCAATACCGCCAACAACACCAGTAGATGGTGATGCGACAACCATTGCCTGCAAGCCTGTGATCTGCTTACCATTGTTCGCTGTTCCGTCCGAGTAAATACCCGTAGAGATCAAGTTTTCAATAGAAGCCTCTGCTACATCTAAACGGGCATCAAACAAATCAATGATCTGCTCTTCGCCTGAGTTTTGCAACATCTCAAGTCCGTTAATGGTAACTGCCACGGCAGCTTGTTTAATCGGGAACTGAGCCGCGCTGATCACATCCGCAGGGGATATGTTCAACACTTCAGCACCAGAGTAATACATGGCTGTGGAGTTTGCTTGGAATGACAATTCTTGAAGAATAGTCGAACCACCCGTGAAAGGCTTGTAACGGCCTTTCTCTCTCAGACGAGTTAGCAAAGCATTGTTTTTAGTCACGTTGTCGGCAACGATGCCAGAACGCGACTCAATGGTGGTTGCTAATACATCTGAGTAATTACTATTGGCGTATGCCATAAGAATTCCCCTTAATAATTCGCAGTTCGTAACGCATTTGCGATAACAGCCCTGCGGTCAGTTTGATTTAATGCGGTAGTCAAACCCGCGCTTGGTGCGCCTTTGATCTGAACTGCCGCAGCTTTTGCTCTCTGGGCTTGACTCTGTGCTTGCAAGTTTTGTTGCTGTTGAGCAAACATCTGTTGCGAAATCGCAGGGTCTAACCGAATGGCCGTGTCATACGCTAATTGCAATTTCTCGCGCTCAGACATAAGACCCGTGTCCCCCAGAATGTGCGGTGCTTGGAGAAGCGACAACATCCTGTCTTGGACTGCCTCGAAATGTGCATTCGCAGGGTCAGCCGCGAATTGCTGGATTACCGAGAGTGCTCGGCTTTCATTCTGTTTCTGCGCTTCATACTGGCTCTGCGTGATGTGCTGAGTCAGTTGTTGAACTTGTTGCGCGAGTTGATTGTAATGATTATCTTGTGGCTGTGGTGCTTGCCCATTAAAGTGAGATGCGACCTGATCTAGCGGTATTTGGAACTGCTGAATCATCTGTGCCACAGCCTGAGACTTCTGTTGTGGCGTTCCAGTTCGTAGGAGTGCCGCAGTCTGTAAAAGTGGCGCAATAGCCGTTGCAGGCGTTGCACCTTCGTTCTTCAGTATCCACTCGTAAGGTTGGAAAAGGTCTGTAATCGCCTTTGCCTCGGCATCACGACTCTTGTATGTGTTGATGCCACGCTCGAAGTCTGCCTCTCTCTGTGCTATCGCTTGGCGTAACTCAGGAGGGGCTTTCTCCCAATGTGCCTTCATCTCTAACTTGAGAGACTTTGGCATATCAGGGGCTTGAACAGCAGGCTTATCAGTCTGCTTGCTCTCAGGTGTAGGGAATTTGGGGGCTTTCTCTGCCCTAGCCTCTTTAGGCTCTTTGGTGTCTTTTTTGAGTGCCTCGCGGATTACCTCTGCTCTACTGAGAGGCTCTGCTTTCGGTTCTGCCTTTACTTCGGCAGATTCCGTCTTAATCTCTGGTTCTGGGGGAGTTGGGTCAATCGTGTCGGGTGCGACAACTTCGTTTTCCATTTATCTCATCCTTTTCATTTGGTCTAAAGTCAACTTAATCATTTCTTTGCGCTCTGGCATGGGTCGATTATGCAACCGATTCGCCATCTCTACATTTAAATTAGACATCTTTGTTGGTGCTATCGGTGCGCCTGGTCGGTCAAACTCTTGCACCATCGCCACTTGCCCTCTGAGACGCTCGTTGTGAGCTGCCTTCTTTTTGTTCCACTCTTGTTGAGCATACTTAACATCAGAATGCCCCATCTCAATGGAGTCTGTGCGCTTTAAGTGCTCACGCCATTGGGCGCGTCCCTCAATCATCACCCCGTCAGGTGACATGAAAGGGGCTATATCGCCCATTACAGAATATCGCTCATTAGGTGGGCCGAGGTGCTTTTCGTAAGGCTCTGACCCGTCCGATGGAAATACCCAAGTTTGTCTCACATCATCTCCAATATCATTGCAATGTCTTCTTCATCTCGCTTAAGTCTAACCTTATTTTCTAAGGTTTTAACCTTTTGCATCAGAGAATCATAATCAATTTGTTTTCTGACCGCAATCTCTATGGTTTGCTCGGGCGCAGATGTAATCTCTTCCCTCACTTCTGGCGGTAGACCAAACAAAGCCTCTTGGAGTTTTCTCTTCCTCTGAGCCTCTATTTTGCGGTCTTTTGCCCACTCAGCATTGCGCTTTTTCTCGTCAAAGCCAAAGTGTCCACCAATAGGTAGTTCTGTGGGTACGGGCGTTATTGCGCTTGGAATGCTTGCAAAGGGCGTTTCGCAAAATGCCGATATGCCAAACATTTATGCGCCCCACTTAGCGGTTTGTGCGCTTTTTTCCCACAGACTTGTTGATGTGTTGTAAACCAAAATATCACCATTGCTTGGGGATTGAGCCGACACATTGTGCAATTCGTCCATCTCGTAGCCGTTTTGCACTTTTACAATTAACTTGCCATGAACTGGGTGTGCATGGGCAACAACAGCCACATAAACAAGATGCTGTGGCGCATAGGGTTTAGTTACAGTCAAAGTTCCTGCTGTGGTTGGGCTTAAATAAAGCTGCACCCCATCGGTATATGCTGATGTGTCAAGATCATCAACCAATCCAATGATGGTTACATAACCATTTGAATTGTTGTCTAGATCACTTGTTATCAATCCCAAAGTCTGCGCGGATGTGGCATCGCTTGTTGCCAATGCTTTTGAAACAGTTGGAAGTTGTCCTGTTGCGCCTGAGATATATACCGCAGTTCCCTTTGTCAAGGTTGCACCAGTAGAATTTCGTACTCGTTCAACAAGCACAGAGGCTGGAGATGTTTGCGATACCGCAAGGTCAACAAGCGAACCAACCGCAGTAACAATAACGCTTCCATCAGCAGATGCAATAGAAGTTATGGTGTTTTCAGCAGGCAAAGTAACAAATACATCTTTTGTGCCAGCCACAAGATCAAGTTTTGAGCCTGTGGACGAGGAAATTACAGTAGTTCTCGCTAGAGTTCCCCCGTAATAAGTCCCAATCCCCACCTCCCATTGAGCACCGCCCGCAATCGTGTAATAGGTCGTGTTGTTGTTACCAATGACCTCAAATGACTGATAACCCTCTACCGACCCGTCTAGAGTGATTGTTCCCGTTCCTGTTGAGGTAGAGGTTTGTCTTACCCGATCAGCAAGGGCTAGGCTCATGCTGTTTCTACTCCAATGACTAGACCATCAGCACCCCTCACAACCTTCTTAGGCGCGTTGAGCCTCTGCATTGCCTCGCCAATGTTTTGCATAGTCTGTCCGTGTAAGTTAGCCATTTGGTCGTGCATGAGTGCCATCTTGTCCATTGCTTGAACGATAGTCCCACCCAATTCATTGGTGATTTGTGCGGAAGCTGCCTCGATGACGGGCAAATCAACGCCAGGGTTACTTCCGATTCTTGCCACCATAATCTTGGTCGCTGCGTCCAGTTCGGCTTTCCAACGCTCGTATTCCTCTTTGCCTTGCATTTCCCGAGCCTTAACTTGTAACTCATTGTTAGCGACTTGTTGGGCAAACTGTTCTTTCATTTGCTCTAACTGCATATCTGCTTGGGCTTTCGCTTGTTGCATCTGCATTTCTAACTGAGCCTTGGCTTGCTCAAGTTGAGCCTGTGCCTGCATCTTCATCTGCTCGGTCTGGGCAGAGGCTTGCATACGCATTTGTTCTGCTTGCTGTTCTGCCTGTAACTTGAGCATCTCGGGGTCTTGTTGAGGCGGTTGCTGTTGCGCCATCTGTGCTTTTTGCTGTAAGGCTTGCATTGCTTGCTCAATAGCCGACTCTAGACTGCGACCAGCCCTAAATCTGCGTACTGTAAACAAGAGCATCTCACCAAACAAGGGCAACATCTCTGGGGCTTGTTGCACCATAGGTAGCCCGTTTTGCAAGAACCCTGTAATAGCCTCAATAGCCTCAACCGCGCTTTGTTTCTCGGCTTGCTCGTCAATTTGGGCTAATGTGTCTGCCTCGACTTGAATGTGGAAATCACGAATTGTGCTGTTTGAGAGCATTTGCACCGCAGCTTGCAACAATTGCGGATTCTGACCCTCTGGCGTGTTCATCACCCCAGACATCTCAACAATTAACTCTGGTGGGTAGAACTTACAGACGATCTGCGCCTTGATGCGGAACAGATCAGTAGCAAATCTCGCCACATCGCCCTGAGTAGCCCTCAGTCTCAGGCTACCAAAGTTGGCTTTTAGTTGTTGCGCCCCGAGTGTCTCGTTTGCATTGCTTGCACCACGAATAATGTCCGATATTCCACAGATTTCGTAGATGGATTGCTTGACAACCTCTCGGGATTGATAAAGTTGCTGTAAGGTCTTAATGATTGCGCTCGTATCGAGCATATCAATCGCGCCTTTTAGCCCACCCTTTTCGCTCATGGCTGCCCATGC